GAGAGCTGCTATTAAGGTGGGCCAGGAGATTGCTATAACGCTTGTTATACTCGTCTTGGGGATCGTGCAGGTTGCGCACAATGCCAACAATGGATTCGGGGTCATCACCAAATTGGCGAGACACGTAAGGCACGTAAGGGTAGCTACGGTCTTTGTATGTCGAGACTCCACTGTCTAGCTCCTCCCACCAGACCATCTCGGTCCACTCAGGGCGTTTAGCCTTGCGGGTGATGACTTCGAATTGCTCGTACACCTGGAAGCCTGCACGGCGGGACATCTCGTTCATGTACCCGTCGGCGCTCTCAGGGTCGGCAAAGACCATGGGCTGCTGCGTCTCAGGATCAGGGATCGGGGCACCACTCATCTTATGGACGATGGCGCTCGTACGGTCTGAGCGTATAGCTTCGAACTGGCTGACGCTGTCGCGCCCAGTCTTCTCGGCGATGGCAGCGAGGAACTCCTGGGCCTTGTCCTTGCTCTCGGCCTCCATGACCCGTCCGGTGTTATGGTCTACGACCAGGGTGATAGTCGCAGGCTTCTTACACCACATAGTCAGAAGACGGATACGCCCTGTCTCCTGGTCGTATAGCTCAGGGACTAGGTTGTACCCTGTACCGAGATCGTCGCTGCTCCCTTCCTGGCGACCCGTAGAGGTGAGCCACTCACCAGGGATCGCATACCGCTTCTTGTCAGGATAGCGAGCAATGAACTCACTAAGCGAGAGCCAAGTCGCCTTTCCCATGAACTCACCCTGCTGCATATCCGACGTACACCAGGGGTCGTATATGAAGCTAAGGGGATTAATCCTAGAGATGCAGATGTCACCAGAAGCCAGGTCATCAGCGTCATCGAAAGTGTGAAGTACTTCCCAGACCCCAAGGCCTGTAATAATCCCGTCGTCGAATACACGATCACTTGTCCTAGACAGGCGAGTGAAATCGGCACAAGCCTTGAGCGATGCGGTAAGGATCTCACCGAGTCGTGCGTCCTCCATACCTCTAGGCCTGGCCACATAGTCGATCTGCTGGGCACGTTGCATACCACAGACAAGCTCGACCTGGGGCAAGACCTGGTTGAACTCTAGTACAGGGCGTCCGCTCTTGCGTACCTCTCGGGCGTCCTTTTCAAGCCACTGCTTCCCGTTGCCCTCGGTGTACTCCATGTCCCGGCGCATCTTAGCGCGGGAAGGGTACGTGCTGGTGGCCCACAGGCGGAAGTAGTTCTGTTTATTCTTGAGCTCCTGCACGGCGTCCTTAGGGTCGCCTGCTGGGGCTTTTTTTGTTTCTTTTCCAGGGCTAGCGTATGCCATCGTCTAGTATCCCATGTGCGAGGGTTCAGGGTCCAGGCCATCGAGCTCGGCCTCCCAGTCTCGCTCTTTCTTCGGTGGCTTGTACTCAGGGATGAATTCAGGGCGGGAGGTAAGCAGCCCGTTCATTCCATCCATGTGGTCGTCCTTGCCGTCCTGTGGTTCGTCGTTATGCTGGACGACACTGTTCTTGAGCTTCTTCCACTTGTACGTCTCTATCTCTTCGATCCAGCCGGTGCAATGGTTAGACACGAACAGATGAGGAGCACCTTGGTGACCTGTGAAAGGATGTACGTGAGTAGGGTCAACAGATAGTAGCTCACTAATCCTATTGTACCCAGAGTCCCAGTCTTTCTGGTTGGGGACAACGTCGATGTGGTTGTCCATGTATTCGTCCGCAACCGAGTACAGTTCATTCTCTCGCGGCGTACCTGTTCCCCCCATGAGGGTCTTACTGAAGGCTTGGGAATCCAAGTATGTCGCTTGTACAGGGCGGTCGAAATATCCACGGTGGTTCCTTATCTGTGCGGCGTGGTAGCTGACTGTCTTGTTGCCTTCTTGGTGGGTGTCTAGGACAAAGACGTTATTCTTGCCACAGCCACAGGTACACTTTTCTACGCCGACCCAACCGACGGCGGTGGGGTTCGTCAGCCCGTGGTCGATGTACTCATAGATGGACATCTCGTCATGGAGAACAGGGGAATCATCATACCGTGGCTGGCTCCGTTTGAACACGTGTTCGACACGGTTCCAAGACGGATAGACGAGCCCTTCAGCCTCGACCCACTTACCATGCAGATACCTGTCTGCCATCGTAGGGTTGTGGCTATACAGTACCTCTAGATTCCCCACGTAGCCACGGTCCACGAAGCCCGCGGTAAGGCCGTCGTACACGGTGGCGTGGTAGGCTTGATACTTCTCGCCCGTCTTCGGGTCGTGCTTACCTACCGAGAGACCCTGAGCCCCTGGCAA